TCCAGTGCCTCCTAAATCTTGTATACCAAAAGTACCCGACTGCACCACAGTGCCTATCAAGTTTACATTGTTCTTATACAACCCTAGCCCGTTGGAAGCGTCTCTCTCAATCTCCCAAGCATACAGGTTTGTAAATCCGTCATCTGGCAATGTTAAAGAGGTAGCGGTACTTTCTACAGTATATGCTATAGAATCGTCAGCCAACACAACACTATCGTTAGAGCTTTGTACTATATATGAATTGCCACTAGTTCTGTAAGACTGCCCTACAAAGAATAAGCTGTATGCACCTGTTAATGTGTCTAGTGTTTCTGTAGACCAACCGCTTGAGTCCGTATAGTTACCCGATGTTTCTGTGTATTGCAAAAACCTAGAACCGCTAAACCGCATAGCAGGCAGCCCCGTTACAGGGTCTGTAAGCACAGTACCATTTAAAACGATTGGAGGTTGTTGTGTAGGTGTAGCCGTAGCGAAGTGTGTTGTTCTCCCTGCTGATCCTGCTAGTTGGTCGTACCATATCTTAACGTAAGCGTCATCCCCTGCCTCGCAAAACAATTCCAATGCATCTGTATCTAATACTCCTCCACTAAAACCAATGTCCTGTTCGGAATTGTCGGAAGACCTACGCACACGGATACACAACTGCTCACCAGTGGATGGGTTGAATGTAGCATCGCCACTTACTTTACGCAGAGAGTATCCAAATAGAGCGTCCCCACCAAATTCATCAAGAACAGGTGTTGCCTCTAACGAAGGGATGCTAGATGATATTATACTCGCTCCTAATACTAGCATTGTTAAACTACTCTACGGTAAGCAATAAGGTATCTTTTAAGGCTGCTACCCGGATCTGCCATTTTTACTTTATAAAAATCACCGTAAATTGTTTGACCAGACACTATATTAATACCTGCTGCGCCCGCTCCGTCTGTACTGTAATCATCACCAGTTGTTGTATACAATGTGCATTTTACCTTGTTTCCATCTACAGCGCTTATAGCCACCCAATCGCCTTCAAATGTTCTATCTCCTACTGAAGCGCCTCCTGTTGCTTCAAGTATATCAAACCCTCCTTGACCGAAGCTCTGTAGGTTATGTTCTGCGTCTCTTTGTAATTTTTGAGCCATTTTATTTTTCTTTTTGCAAATTTACTATTTTTATAAAAGCATATCCTGCTCTTCAGAGAGCTCACCACGCTGTCCTTGGCGCTGGCTAATGAGCTTTGACTGCTCAACCGCCTGCTTCTTAACCCTCGTGTCTTTACGATCTTCCTTCATAACGTCTACAGAGGTCTTTACCTGACTCTCTATCTGTTGTTCAGCGACACCGTATTCTCCTTTCAAGCGTGTTATTTCCATATTCATCTGGTGCTGCATCTGTGCTAGCTGTGCCTTCATCTGGAACTCCATCTGTTTCTTCTGCATCTCCAACTGCGCCAGCTGCTGTTCTTTCTGAACCTCTGCTTGCGCTGCCGCCTGAGCAGCCTGTGCGTTAGATTGAGATTGCATCTGTATATTTTGCTGAGCGATCTGTTGTTGCTGAGCAATACGCTTCTTCCGGCGGATGATCAACAACCTTTCGGCTTGATCCACATCCTTAATATTCCTAACAGCTATAGCATCTTCTAGATCTATCTCTTTCTGAGCTAGCGCAATCTGAATGTTTTGTTCTAGGTACTGACGGTCTCTATCGTTAAGGTCTGTCATCACCTGTATTCCAAAGTTGTACATCGGCAAGTTGCTGAAGCTATTAAGCACAGACATATTGGTCTTGCCTATAGCTTTTTCATATACCTTGTACAGCACAGACTTTGGAGGAAGGATCTGTAGACATTTTAAGATGTCTTCACAGACCTTCCTGTATAGAATCATACTAGCGTTAGTTACATCGTATAGCGCATTGTTTCCTGCAGCTACAGCCATCTGGTTTACTCCAACCAATGCTTCACCCTTAGGTGTTGTTCCGTCCATCACCTCGTTGATACCCGTAGCGTCACGGATCATACGTAGGTAGTGGTTGTACAGAGCAATAAGCTCGTTGATGTTTCTAATGCTGTTGTCTATCTGGCGGATCGGCGGGTTTTGGAAACCGCCTTCAGGGTTCTTGCTTCTGTAGTAGAACACACCCGTCTGTTCGTAGATGTCTTGAATCTCTAGAGGTTGTAAGTCTCCACCTCTACCTAGGTCTACGTTTTCTAGACCCTCGATATCAATGATGATGCCGTCTGGCTTAGCCTTAGCGATAGCCTGCTGGATCTTCAGGTGCGACAGCTGCAATTGATCTGCAAAGCCGATTACGCTAGAGATCAAACTCTTAGGGATCATATTCCTAATGTTCGTAGCTACCACACTGTAAGACATCTGAGCACGAGTTAAATCGTGGATGTTCTTCGGCACATTTGTTTTTTGACCGTAGTTGTAGATATGGTCAGTGCCTATGATGTACACACCGCCGTATACTGTGGCGTTGTTCATTTGTACCGGCTCTCTATCGTACACGCTGTTCTTGGGAGTCTCATAGGTGTTGCCTTTGAAATAGAATCCCATATTGCCGAAGCGTGACTGCTTCTTCTCGTAGATCATTGGATCGACAGACAAGAACTCAAAGTCCAACACTTCGATAGTATACTCGTCGTAGCCGTAGTTATAACGGCTTAGACGTTGGTCGTAATAGTTCTCCATAAAACGAGAAGCATTATTACCGTACTTGTTCATTACTGTCTTTGCGATCTTTTCGTACTGCTCTTCCGAGAACTGATCACCAGCAATACGTTTAAGCTCTTGAATAGATATACGCTTGATATGACCAGCATACACTAAGTCAGAGAATGTAGGATCGTCTGTAAAGCTATGCATAAAGAATGCAGGGTCTACATATTCCTCATTGATTCCGTAGTTGGGATCGTTACTTCTCTTGGTGACAGCCATACCACAGTTCACTAGATCTTCAACAGATCTGCGGTATACCCTCTCGTCAAAGTTGTTCCACTTCAACGTCATATTGGTTGCTAGCTGACCAGCAATCTCAGCGTCTGTTTTGATATTAGTGTCTAAAAAGATCTCCACCTCTTCAGGAGTCTCCGGTAGCTTTTCTGGATCTACATCTACCTCTAGACCTGCAGCCTTCGCCTCTTCAAACATTTCTTTGTTTTCGATGCGTAGGGCTACCTTCTTTTTCTTAATGTCTTTCTCGTTCTGTGATAAAGGATCGACAGCTTCTACCTGTGGGTATCGGTAAGAAGATATAATCTTGTTAACGACAATCTTTGCAAACTTAGGGACGATTGGAACGGGTGTCCAATCAAGAGTCATCATAGTACCGTCACCATTGTTCGGGTCTAATGAGTTTAGAATCTGTTTGTATATGGTAGTATCTTGAGTACCGTTAGCGTAGGCTCGAGCATTTTCAAACTCTTTGTACCTGCGTCTGTATAAACTACCCTCGGTGTCTATGCCTCCCCACTGAGCCATTAAAGACTTCGCATAGTTCAATCCGTATGCTTTGCTCATCTTCTCCTCAGTACTGGCTAGAGGATCAGGAAAAGCCTGTTGTTTCTGATTATTCATCGTTTCGCTGAATCTTTATCAAATGCAAAGATAAAGCTTTTATCAACGTTGTATTAACTTGCCTTTGCGGAAGAAAGTTTTGTTGGTGTTATCTGTTTTGACTTTCTTTTTCTTTACCCTTTGTGCAGCAAGTAACGCAAGACCTGAGGATATGGTAAGGTCATATTGTGTACGGTTATCTATACGGAAATTAATCCAATCCTCTAACGTTCTGTTGAGGTACATTGGCTGGTAGTTGCCGTTTGAATCCATACCCACATAGTCGTGAATGTAGGACTCTATAGCTTGAGCGTGCGCCTGTATAACGTCTTGAGAGTTAGAGGGTATCCCTTTAGTTTTAACAGCTACCCTAGCTGTAGACTTTAGATGTTCTGGTCTATCCATCAGGTACTCATCATAGCCCCTAGTCTCAAAATACCTAGCTATACCGTACTTGTTGTTCTCTATTAGTATTTTATACCCATAGAACACCGCTGCCATAAGTACATCCTCGTAGAATATACGTGCTAGTGGAGGACGTGAAGCATACTCCAATACAAACATATTGGATGGGTACTCCATATTAAATTTGTTGTACAGATGGAATGCTCCCTTAGATCCCCTGCCGTCTACCGTAGCATCAAGGTCGTAGCTATCGACTCCTCCTACACCTAGCCAATCGTTGCCCGGAGACTTCTTTCCACGCTCCATACTTACCTTATTTCTTAAGTTGTCTGGCGGCATCCACGTTACCCTGAACCTACCGTTTACATCAGGCTTAAACATTACAGCGCTGTCCTGCTTTCCTCCCGCCCAAACAAAGTTTCCCTTCACCACAGGGTCGGGATAGAGGTCTTGATTGTACTCTATCTGTTCGTAGATCTTAGCTATATTAAACAGGCTGGACTTGGTGGAATCTCTAAACGCTTCCTCGGCAGTAAAAGGAAACTGACGTATGGTTTCGTTCAGCTCATTGCTGTCGCCTGATAAGCCTTTTCGCTCATTCTTTAGATAGGTCTTTGCACCTATAGTAATCTCCTCATCATCTATACCCATCACAGGCTCTTCGGGGTTCTCCACCACTGGGTTTCCGTACCTGTCGAAGAAGCCCTCCAAGGCTTCGTAGGCTGGTATAAAAATCCTATAGAGCATACTCTTTGTTCTGCCGTTGGAGTTCCTGTCGTTAGGGTTTGACATATCCCACAGGTCACGGTAATTCCTACCGCCCTTATCTAATGGGTTTACTGTTGATCCTATAATCGCTTTACCTACAAACTTACGCCCCACCATAAGACAGGTACGCTGTATACGCCAGACCTCTAATATATCTTCAGGCTTCTCAAACTTACCACCCTCGTCAATAAACAACAGCTTTAGCTTCTCACCATCGTATGCGTTGGAGGTGGTGTTCCTCCAGTTGATAACTGTATTCAGCGCCTGACCTTTGCTGGATGTTTTATTGTTTTTAGTGATCCGCTTTGAAGGCTCACGAAATGCCAGCTCTTGACGTGGGTTGGTAGTACCATCCTGTATGGGCTTAAAGAAGAACGGGTAGTGTCTGTACATACCCACCACCTTCTTCATAAATATATTTTCCTGAGCGTCCTTACCCGTCTTAGACATAATGCCTACGGTAACATCGTAGGTCGATGTACCTACGTCGTCCACCTTACTGGCAGCAACATTGGTATACCCTGAACGTCTACACTTGGTGTATAGCTGACCGGCACACCTAGGGTCTACAAAGCACGCCTCCATATGGTAATTGATATCTGCCTGAAACTTCAGGTAGTACCCGTAGAAGCTGGCATCTATCTTTGACCACTGCAGCATCATATAATGCGCTCCAGTTATATATGTAGGTTCTCCATTGTTGTAGAACCATAACCCCTTGTTGCGTCTTTCAAACTCCTGTTTGATATACGGTTCGTACTTTGCCTTGAACTCTTTAGGCATATCGTACCACTCGTCCATACTTCGGATACGAGACAGCTCGGTAGGCATTTCCTGCCTTGCCCATCGCTGCTCTTCCTTGGGTTTGTCGTGGTAGAGTATATTCTTCTTGCTAGGGGTTTTAGGCAGCTGTATGAAAAGGTCTGCGATCTCAATGATATCCCCTTCCGTATCGTCTGGACATATATTGATGACCATCTCATCGTAACCCTCTATCTGTTTA